CCAGCAGCGACTCGTTGCGCGACCGCAGGGAATTAAAGGTTTCGCGTGTGATCTTGCCTTCGATCAGGGCCTGTCGCGCCGACCGATAGATGTCCTGGCGGTCGCGCAGGCCGTCCTCCAGGCTCAGAACCACGTCGAGGTCGTCTTCCGCCGCGTCGGCGTCGTTGGCGACGCCCCACAATGCCTTGTAGTCGCTTAGGGAAAGGTCGTTCTTGTTGTCCTCCACCCATGCCGGAGTCAGTTCCCCGAGTTCCGCCATGCGATACCCGTCCTTGGCCTTGGCCTCGCGCACCGCACCGTCCGCTTCTTTGGCCACCGACTCGGCCCGGTTGATCGCCGACGTTTCCGCGCCTATGGCCGCCTTCATGTGTTCCATGACGCTCTTGCGCTGTTCCGGCAGCAGGAAGTCGGAAACCGGCGCCGTTTCCCACTCCACCGACTTGCCGTCATTGCCCACCTTCGGAACGGAAACGGTCAGGTCGCCGCGCGCCAGCTTGACCAGCATTTCCTCGCGCTCGGCAATCGACCCGGCGGCATTGAACTTTCCCTTTACCGCCGCCCCCAGGAAGTCGCCTCGGAACGCCATCAGGTCTTTGAAGGCCACCTCAGCCGGATAGGTCAGCGGATCGACCGCCGACAGCAGGTCAGCCGCCGTCGAGTTGAAGGCGTGCTGCATGTTGGTGGTATCGCCGGTCCGGGCATAGCGCTGGGTATCGGTCAGGCGCATCGCGAACAGTGATTGCCGGTCGGCTTCGCGCGCCTTCTGATGGACGGTTAGCCGCTTGCTCGTCGCCTCGCTCACCGAAGACGAAATCAGCGTCTGCATCAGCAGGTCAAACTGCGGCTGCATCTCGGGCGGCATGTTCGCCTTGGCGCCGGACGCGAACGACACCGCGCCCTTGATGATGGCCTGCGGGTCGGCCGGATTCTGCGCCGCCAGTTCCGTCGCCTTCTGGCGGGCCACCAGCTCCACCCGGCGAAGATACCCCTTCTTGATTTCCTCGTTGTACGCCTTCGTGGCCGCGTCCGCGCCTTCGCGCAGGGGTGCGCCCATCATCGGGTCGAGGCTCAGGACCGTCTGTGCGGCGTCCTTCTTGGCTTGGTCGACGGCCTTGTCCTGGATCTTCCCCTTGATCAGCTTGGCACCGCCGAACGCGAGTTTCGAGAAGGCGTCGAGCATGACGCCGCCCGAGAAGTTCACGTCGGGAACCTGGTCGTATCCGGTCCGCAGGTTGGTGATGCTCTTGTTCGCCATGGTCACCCCGCCAGATCGAGCAGGCCGGACGCCGCGCCGCCGACGCCGGACGCGATGGCGCCGGGAATGCGGCGGCGCGTGACCTCCGATTGCAGCCGATAGGCGCTGGACTGGATCGCCGTATTGTCCGAGATGGTCGCCAGTTGCCGTTCCGCGGTGGCCAGCAGCTTGTCGGTCAGCGCGTTGCGGGTGGTTGCGCCTTTCAGGTCGACGGACGAGAACCGAGCCGCATTACTGGCTTCCAGCGACGCCCATTCGTCGAGGAAGGCTTCGCGGGCGTCGTTCTCTTCCTTGAGGCCCTGCAATTCCGCCTGGCGGGCCTGGAATTTTTCGTAGCGCGATTGCTGGCGCAAGGACGAAGCCGTCGACAGGCCGCCCAGCAGCGCGCCGCCGACGCCCAGCCCGGTCAGCAGGGTCTTTCCCGCCGTCAGCCAGGAAAACGCCCCGCCTGATCCGAACAACCCGGCGGTCGGGGCAATCGTCGCCAGCGCGCCGGGAGTCGCCGCAACCAGCGCCGCTCCGGCGGACGAGGCCGCCGTCAGCCCGGCCGACGCCAGGGCGGTCGATCCGGTGGCGGTCAGCGCCGTTCCTCCGGCGGTTCCAAGCAGTGCGGGGATAGCCATTGTCATTACAGAGCAACCTCCTTGACGATGGCCTGGAGCGTGAACGGCACCGGGTCTTTCTGCGCAAACTCGCATTGTCCGCGATGGGTAACGCCGAGCAGGCCGCGCACCGTCCAGACATCCGTCACGGTCGGAGGCGGCTCGTCCAGCAGTCCGGCCCCGAACTTGCGGAACGTCGTTTCGACCCAGCGTCCGCCGTTCGCGCGGAACCAGAACGCCTGCGTGCGATAGATCGGCGCGTGCGCCTCGATGATCCGCTTGAGCCGGCCGACATACGTCCCGTCCGGCAGGTTCGGCTCAACCGGCATGTCGCGCACCCACACGCCGAATCCCTGGCCGACCGCCGTTTCCGACCCGAAAACGGTCTTGCGGGCCATGCGCTCGGTCAGCCCGCCCGCAACCAGCCGATCGACCTCAAGCTCCTGCACGTCGGGGAAGTCCAGGCCGATCTCCACTGACGTCGCGGCGTCGCGGGAAATCGTCACCGAGCCGGACGCCACCGTTTCGCTGTCGAGAATCGCCCCGTCCGCCCGCACCCGAACCGTCGCGCCGTCCAGAATGTCCATGCCGCCGAACGTGTCGGTGGGCAGGCCGGACGTAAACCGAAACGAGCAGTCGGAATAGTGGCTGTCGTCCCACATCTCCAGCAGGCGCACGGTCTGCTCGTTGATAACGCGCTCCACCACAAACGTCACGTCGGGTCCGTCCGAGCCGACCGCCAGGAACGAGCCGTCCGTGTGGTGCAGGAACCACTCGGTGACTTCCTGCTTGCGCAGGGTGGCCAGCACCGCCAGCGAGCCGTCGCCGTTGACGACCAGGACCAGCGAACTGTCGTCCGTTGACGTGCCCTTGCGGATGGCGAAATCCACCGGGCCGCTGAGAAGGTGTGAGGACAGCAGCGAGATGTTGTCGGCGACATAGGCGATCTCGACGTCGTTATAGATCAGTTCGCGGGCCGCCTTGCCGCCGTCCTGAATGAAGATGGTGGCGCCCTCGACGCCCCCCGCCCGCAGGCCCGGCCCCTCGGACCCGACTTCGGTCCCGGCGTTCCAGATAACGTTTTCCGGAGTCATCACGGCGTCGTTCGGCAGGGCGTAGTACTCACGGTCCGCCGTCAGCGCCTGCAAGTGGCGGCCGGAGCGAAGGTTGTAGATCGACGACACGCCGTCCGCCTCCAGCGTGTAGTTGATCGCCTCGTCGGCAGCGCCGGTCCCGACGTCGAAATTGAAGAAGTCGCCGGACTTCGAGCTTGCCACCGTGGCCGGGCGTTCCGCGGACCCGCCGAGCCACAGGCGGCCCTGGTAGAACGTGCCGCAGCGGGGCCAGCCGCGCGTCGCCGACCACTGGTCCTCATCGCCGGCCCCGAAGTCGTATTGCGGGATGTTCGACAGCGCCAGCGGCTCGTCGTTCCATTCGTCGTGCGCGCCCTGCCGCTGGATCTTCCGCATCTGGATGTCTTCGTGGAAGGTCAGCAGGGTGTCGAGCGATTGCGTCCAGTTGATGAAGTAAAGTTCATCCGACAGGTAGGGCGAATAGATGTCCGCTTGGCGCACGCCGTCCTTGTAGACGGCGATGTTGTAATCCGTCGCCACCAGGACGTACCGCTGCACGTCGCTGAACTTGAAGGGAATGACCCGGCCGTTCGACAGCGTCCCGGCCGACGACCACAGCCAGAACTCGCCGATTTCGGCCTTGGTGGTCGACAGGTCCGCGCCGCCGACCTTGGCCACCCGCCAGTAGCGCGCCGACACGCCGGCAATACCCGTTCCCGCCCGCCGTCGCCGGTTGATGGCCGTGGTGGACACCGCGTCGAAAGCGGGCCCGCAGTCCGTCCACGTCGCGTCGTCGGCCGAATACTGGATGCGGAACTCGTCGGTTTCGTCGATGCCGGTCGCCGCCGAGGCCAGCGCCAGACCGCGCGCGTCAGCGAACAGCACCGTCTTGGCCGAGCCCAGGTCGTAATGCACCAGCACGTACGGATCGACGGTGCCGATGTTGGTGGTGCTGGTGACCTTCGTCGAAACGTTCTCGTCCTTGGCGTTGCCCGCCGTTCCGCCGTTGGGCGCGGTGGCCGTGATCGACGCCGCGGCGATCTGCGCCAGTTCGGGGCAAATCTGGTCGAGATACTTGAGGCCGGGCCGGCGGCCAATCGGCCCCTGCGGCACGCCCAGCACGTTGCGGGCCTTGTCCAGCCCGTTATAGTAGTGCTTGACGTCGGTGCGCGCCGCCAGCAGCGGGTCGATCTCGCCCGACGTGAAGTTGGTCTGGATGGTGCGGACCTTGCGCCCCATCTCAGCCACCCCACCGGGCGTTGATCAGCGAAAAGTCCTCGATGCGCTGCGACGGGCTGGCCTTGGCGTCGAGGTTGACGGCCGTGCGGAAATACCCGCCCTTGCCGCCCTCGTCTGCGCCGCCGAACGCCATCCTCATCCACATATCCGCCTCGCTCGTCGAGTCCTTGAGAGACGGCGCGAGGTGGGCGGCCAGCGCGTAGATGACCAGCGAGGTGAAGTACGGCGGCCAGTCCTCTTCGGCCACCCGGATCTTGTAGTCGATATAGACCTCGGCGGCGTTGGTCAGCAGCGTCTCGCCGAAGATCTCATAATCCTTGAACGGCACCGCGCCGACCGCGTCGGTATTGAAGGCGGCAAACAGGTTGCCGTCCCGGTTCGACGGCAGCTGATAGGCATACGTCCACTCGTTGGCCGGGGTTTCGTTGAGCCGCGACAACCGCGCCTTGGTCATCGCGAACCGCCAGTCGTTGT